GAGTGCTTTAAGATCTTGTCGATATTTACGTAATTTATTTCCGCCAACGCCTAATGATTTAGACATATTGTCTAATTCTGCACCTAGAACTGTTGCATTTTCTATATTTAAACCAAATGACTGTTGAAGACCTTTATTTGCTTCTTCTAAAAAATTAGTTTTACTAACGGCAGCGCTGTAATTATCTGCTAAATTTCTAATTTCAGCATTAACTTTACCTAATCCACCTATTAATATATTGTTGCTATTTGTTAATCCAGTTGTAGCAACATCCATGTTACCATATGCATTTGCTAGATCATCCCAAATACCACCTTGTTTCGGTTGTTGTTTTAAACGCTGTATGATATGTAGATTGTTATTGCTCATTTACAATAAATATTTATCTACGAGGATTTTGGGGTGTGTTTTTGTTTGTAGATTTAGTTCGTTTTGAATTTTCAGCGGCTTTTTGTGTTCGTTCATTTTCTTCTTCAATCAATTTATTTATTTTCTTGATGTAAAAACGACGCAAAAATAATGGCATATGATAAATATCATCCCAGCTTAGTCGTCCGGCACAGTACCACAATATTTCAAAAATACTTTCGTGAAATTTTACACGGTCAGCTGGTTTAAAACCAAAGAAGGTCTGCTCCAATTTGAAATGGGGCGATGAAGGTGCTCCCATCTTCACCTTCAAATTCATACTGATAATTTAACCCCGGAGCTTTTAATGTTACGTATTTTCTAAATTCTTTAGCATCGCCGGCTAAAAATGAATAACGTATAAAATCTTTGATTTCTTCGTGATTTCTATTGCCATTTACTTCTTTAATGTAATTTAATAAAAAATCACTAACAGTATTAAAATCGTTAGTTGTTAAATTATATGAAAATTTTATGATATCACCGGCATTCGTTTTGTATTCAAATTCTCCATTATCATCTGAAACTAAATCGAAAGATTTTGGTTGAATTTTCTTTAAATCAACTTTTCGTTCATATTGTTTGCCGTTTTTATTGTCTGTTACTACTACTGGATAATCAGATCCGTATGAAACAATTCGAGCATTAATAATTAAACCATCGCGGTCCAATTCAGCAATATCTGATATAACAACGTCTGTTAATACTAATGATTCTAGTAATTTTTCAAACACAACTCCTTCGCGAATATAACTTATATTAGTTAAAATATCTTCATCATATGCAGTCATATACCGCATTTCTACTTGACCAGAAGCTAATGGATGCGATTTTGGATAAATTACTCCGCCGCTTGGTAAATTTACAATGATACTTGGTAACTTGCTTTGTTGACGTTTTTCGAAACGTTGTTTTGCAATATTAATTATATCCGGATTGCCTAATCTTGTTGTATTTGTATTACTCATATATAACCTTTATTATAAATATGTAAGAACATAAAAAATGGGGGCAAAAGCCCCCATAATAATATAAATTAGAAATTTAAGAATGCCCAATCATATCGAAGTGTCATTGAAATTTCTTGAACTGCATCACTTGACCAATCATATGTGCCAAAATTAGAGTCAACTATAAATGCACCTTTTAAGATCCATTCTTCAATTACTTCTCCTAATGGAGACAGTTGATGTAAACGTATTTCTTTTTTATAGAATGATGAATAGCCATCTCTACCTGTTGCAGATTCATGATGTAAACGTACCCATTCCATTACTGCTTGTGCGCCAGATGGAACAATTGCATCATAAAGTGTTACTTCAATCGAGTTCCATTCAGATTTGCCTTTAACATAACGTTTAACATTGATCATGTCTAAAGCAACTTCGCCGTTTGTCATTGACGGTTTAGCAGAAGTTTTAATAAGATATGACGGAATGCCTTGTACTTCCATGATAAACTGATGTTGACGTTTCGGTTCCCATGAAAATGCAGTATCAAACATTTCATTTTCAGAAGCATAAGCCAAATTTTGATTTATTTGTTGTTCTAATGCCATTTTATATGTCCTTATTTTTAATATAAATATCAACGTAAATAAAAAAAGGTAGAACCGAAATTCTACCTTTTAAACTTTTTATTTTAAAAATACTATTCAGGGAAACTTGCTCCGGTTGGTTGAATATTGAAATCTAAAATAATGAATTCAGCCGTACGAGTCGGTTGAAGGAATATTTGTCCGTATAAAATATTTTGGTCAATTAAATCTGGTGTATTATTTGATTGATCCATTACTACTCGGAATGCATATAATCCTTGCTGAGCTCTTACTTGTTCCATGTATGGATTAACGATGCTTAAGAATCTGTTTCTCGTCGCTGATGTATTTTGTTCAAATACTAAATAACGAGTTGAAGATGCAATAAATTTCTTAACTGTAATTAATAAACGGCGGACATTTACGCGGTCTAATGCGCTCGGGCGAGCCTGTAATGTCTTTTGCCCCCAAACACATACTCCATCATTTAAGAAGTTCGCAATAGGGTTAATACGAGCTTGATACAATGAATCTCGATCTGATTGACTCAATCTCTTATATGTATCAGTTACTTGTGTTAATCCTCCACGATTTAAACCAGCTGGCGCATACCATGGTGCTGATACTGCATCGTTAAATGCTAATACTCCAGGAACCATTACTGATGCTGGTACCCATAATGGAACATTTTTACTTGGATTGATAATTCTCAACCATGGCCAATAAGTTGCTGCATAGCTACTATCAACTGTTGTTACTTGATTAATTACGGTATCAGTACTGTCTGTTAATGCATTTGAATCCATTACATAAAATGTATCTTGACGAGTTTCAGCCATGTTTCTAGCAATCTGCGTAATATATGGATGTAAACTATGAATGATACCTGGCGTTAACAACATGTTCATATCATAATAGTCGGTATTTGATAACAATGTAAATGCTTTGTTATATGATACAGCACCAGTTGCAGTTGATGTTGAACAATCAAATCCAAATGTATTCGTTGCAGTAATATACTGTCCTGCATATTTTTTTAGATTTGGTTTAGCTCCATCAAAACCTCCTTGAAAACCTACAATAAATTTACGAGTGTCAAGTGATACATTAGTTGATAACGTTCCCGTTGTTAATGCTTCTTCCAATGAACCTGAATATGCAGATGTTAATGACGGGAAAGCTGCTTGTAAAGATTGACTAACATTTCCTAAATAAAAATCTGCGTTGCTTCCAGTTGAGGCATTTGCTACAACGATTGGAGCTAAATAATTCAAATTGTTTTGTTTAGTAAAATCAAATCCATGATAATTATTTGAACTATATGCATTATTTAATACCTGTGATGTAACATATGATGTAGCTAATAAATTAGTCGATGACACATTTGGAACCGGTGAATATAATGCGCGGAAACCAAATGGAATTAATGTTTTATCATTTGTTTTATTTGCAACAGCATCTGTTACTTCAACTCGTATATATTTAGATAAATTTGGATAATCTCCATTTACTACAATGTTATTATTAGCATCTAACGTTTGAAAGCGGTCGCCAATTACGCGAGCAATATAACGAGGAGAATCTGGATCTAAATTTACATTCAAGAATTGTTCAACACGATCTGGAGTAGAATCAGTATCATTTGATGTATATGGCGAATTTGCAATACCTGGTATTACTGTATTAACTCTACGAACTTCTACTGTAAATGTTCCATATCCATTTGGATCAGAAACTTCTGATGATGTTCTTACATCTCGAATACCAACCTTTGTTTCATAATTAACTGAAGTACCATGAGATAAAGTATGAAAACGGAATAAGTTTTTAACAGCACTACCAATTTTTTGTGATGTAATCCATGGTGTATTCGCAGTTTGATAATCTTGACGTAAATCTAAACTAGATATAATACCTAACGTTGTTGTTACAGCACCTAAATTTGCAAATGAAGCAGTAGCTGCGCTATTTTCATATTGAACATATACTGGATAGTCTGTTGATTTAGGTGAATTGCCAAATACTTTTGTTAAGTATTTATTGCTTGAATTTACAATAGATGATGAAATTGCAGCGCCTTCTGCTTCTAAAAATGCACCCGTAAATCCAATTGCAGAATCTGATGCTGCTACATATGATCCTGAAATTTTTAATGCAAATGATCCAGACCCTGCATCAAGCAAAACTGAATCTTCAAATAATGCTGTTGTACCATCTGTTGTTACAGCTTGAGTTGGATGTAACACGTGTGTTATTTCAGAAACAGATGCTGATGTTGCAATGATTGCTAATGCGCCATTAGTTAATCGATATCCATCTTCATATAATAAACGTGTTACTGTAATTACATTTCCATTTCGCAAATAATCTTGTACAACAAATGGAACATATGAATCATCAGTGTATGATCCAAATATTTGTTCAAATTGTCCAAAAGATGTAATTTGCGTAGGAACTAATGCAGGTCCTTTTACTGTAGGTCCTACTACTGATGCACCAATTTGTGCAACGCCGCCGGCTAAAAACGATTGATCTACTTCGTTCGTAAATACGCCTGGCGAAACTATTCTTTCTGCCATTTAATACTCCTATGATTTTTTAATAATAAATATGGGTTTATTCTGTCAAACCAGAATCTGGAGTAAATGTTCCATCAGCTATATTGATTTGCCCATCACCATACCGTTCACGCATTTTGTCAAGTAATTCTTGTTCCTGTTTGCGAAGCGCTTCAAATTCCGTGTAAAATCGTTCTTGTTCCGAATTTAAATATTCTAAACGTCGATTAATTGCAATTTGTTCTAATGAAATACTACCCAATGCATTTGCGTTAGTTGCAAATGAGTTGCGAAGATTTTGCAATTCATCTAGATGTTCTTTGTCTAATTTTCTTGTCATTTTTTCCTTTATTTTGTTTTTAATGTATTTAAATTGTTTTGTATAGCTGTTTTATACATTTCTGGCATATCTTGTTGTTCTAATTCTTTGAATAAAGAAATAGATTCATCCCATAACCCAATCCACCAAGAACTAACAGCTTGTTCAAATCGTAAACCTAATATTCCTGGATATTCTATATCAGTTCGTGTAGCTGCAGGTTCCGTTGCATGTTCTTGTCCTAAAACTGACATGGTATATGATTCTTGCCAATCGCGGTTGCGTTCATATATTCTTGCAAGTAAAAAATATGCTTCTGGTCTTTTAGGTTTTAAAGAAACTGCACGCAATAAAATACCTTTAATTGTAAAGATACGATCGCCTTGGCGTTCAAAACACAAAGCCATACGTAATGATGCTTCATATTGTAAATTTACATCATACCCAAATTCGATGCTACGTAAATAGAATCCAGCAGCCGATGCTGTTTGTCCTTGCTGTTCATATGCATATCCTAGATTAAAATTAACTTCTTGGTTTCTAGGTTCTTGTATATATCGTTGCAACCAATATTCTATTGTCATGATTTACTTTCTGGTGTTACTGCATTTTCACATCCTTGACATAATGCAAAACATTGCAATGGACGTGGAATTACATCTTCATAATCTTGTTCGTAGATGTTTCCTGTAATATGTTTTAAGCCATAATCCATACAACATAATGAAACATCACCATTTGGTAAAACTACATTGTGATATAAATCTTCAATGCATCCGCAAGTCATTGCTTTATCGCCATGATCCATGTGTTGAAATCTATCTTTGTATTTTTCTAATTCTGGTTTAATAATGGCTTCGCCTAACAAATTGCCGGCGCGAGACCAAAATGTTGGAATGTGGGTTTCTGGCCATAAATGTTTAACTGATTCATGCGGTTTTCCCATGCACATAACATAAAAGCCTTGAATATGATTTTCTAATTCTTTAAAACGTTCGAATACTTGAATTAATCTAGGAGTAATAGGATGTTTTGCAATTCGTTCTTGATCTGGAATATGCAAACAAAAACCTCCATTTGGTCCACTTACAAATTTAATATCTTTGATGCGTTCAACATCTTCGAGAGTCATTCCTACACCCGTGCTAAAAGCTGATATTGGATGTCCTTGTTGTGATGCATAAATCAACATGTCCGTACATCGTTTGTTTAGCCATGGCTCAGTAAATCCAGAAAATGTTACGCGTACTTCTTTTGGTAATTTATCAATAACATGTTTAAAGTTTTTAAAAGTCATTGTTTTATCTGACTTATAGACATTCAACAATGTTTTTTGCGGACAAAATGCACAATCAATTACACAACCTTTAGGTGGTATCGACGTTGTAAATTCTAAAGTTGGCCATTCTGTTAATCGCCAATATTCTTTTTTCTCCGCTTTACGATTATCAATGTAAAGAGCTATTTCATTATAATATTCAATAAAATGATCATTCCATAAATCCCATTTAATATCTACCCCATCCCAAGAATAAACATCGAATGTATGAAATTGTTTTAAATAAGTATCGCGAAACGTTCTAAATTTTTCTTTTAGTTCAGGCGTTGATAAATGCCATTCTCCTACAATCTTTTTTACATTTTGTTTGATCCATGATACGCGCTCTGGAGTAAAAATATCATATTCTCCACCTTCACAATCAATTTTCATGAAATCAATTTGGGTTACATTGTATTCTTTTAAGAATGTATCAAATGTAATTGCATCAGCGGTTGCTGTTCTACCGTGAGTTTCAACAACATCTGAAAAATACAATCCTTTAAATTCAGTTTCGCCATCAACATTGTTTATACCTTTATTAATTAAAGTAACATTGTTATGATGACCAATATTTTTCTTCATTGTATCAAACAATGTAGGCTTTGGTTCAAAACAATAAACATGTTTAGGTTGTTTGTCTAATATTGAAAATGTAAATGGTCCTACTGATGCGCCGATGTCTAAAACAACGTCATCTTGTTCGACAGGAAATTTTTCTGTGTAATCTTCTCGTACAAAAATTTCTTCAGTAACCGTTTCTTGAAACCATGCATTTTCTGCAATTTCTCCCCAATCAAATGAAGCTTGTTGTTTTTCTCGTTCAATGAATGAATCAAAGAACGTTTGGGGCATTTTAAGGATATATGCTGCATTATCTTGAAAGCCGAATGATATTAATAAATCATCTCCGTGTTCTGTTAAGCCGCAGCAAAATTCAATCTCGCCACCCATAAAACTAAATGGTTGTGAAACGTGCTCAATATTCCAATCTGCATCCCAGATTACAAAACGATGAGTATATTTTCCATCTTTTTGATCAAGTTTATTTTTAAATAAATCAACTTCGTGGATAATGCAAATGCGTTTTCCTTTATAAGGAATAACTTGAGAACTACCACGCATATCTTGATGTTGACCAGTACCTGGTTTTAATATGCGTTGCCAACATTCTAAAGTCTCTGAATCTCCTTCTATTACCTCGGTTGGGTTAGTCCATTTAACCATGTGCCCGGGCATATCTTCTACAACCATCCAATTCTTTTCACAATATGATGTTTGATCATATGGATGTTTGATGCGACTTCTTTTGATTTCCGTAACAGAACCATCTTTAACTTCAAGTTCAGACATTTCCATACGTCCTTCACCATTAGTTGTAGTGTCTCTGCGAACTCCTACTAAATACAATTTATCATTCCAACGAGTTAATCGACCATCTTCTAATCCAACAAAGTCCCATAATGGAGTTTTATCAAAACGACTTGTGTCAATTTTTGTGTATGATTTTAATTGTAAGTCTGCGGTTAATTCACAAAACCAATTTGTAGTTCTAAGATGTTGATCTGCTTCTGGATGAAGATATGCTAACGGTCCCCACCGATTAATAAAAACTTGATTGTTTTCTGAATGATATAAGGTATAATTTACATGACGAAGATTCATGATTAATTTGCCATTATCATTGTAGATAGATGGATTCATTAATCCAGTACCGCCAGTAACATCATTGGGAAGTGTTATAGGATGTATT